ATCGAATTCCGGAAGCTCAAGCCCGCGTCGATCTCAAGGCACCAGACAGCCTGGACGACAAAGCCCGACAGAGACAACCTCGAAAAGGCATTTTTGGATTCGATCGAGGGGATTGTGATGCAGTCGGACTCGCAAGTGGTCGGCGGAGAGGTGACGAAAGTCTACCACGCGCAGCCCGGCGCGCTCGCGACGATCGAATGGGACGGCCTGCTGTGAAATACGAAATCGACCAACTCGGAATCAGTGAACGCTTTCAACCAAGGAGTGTGAGAATGGGAACGGAATCAGAGTATAGCAGCCTCAGTGACGCTGCGATCCTTCTGCTGTTCAAGGATGCGTGCACACGCTACGGCGAGCTCGAACACAAGAAGTTCATCGCCGCGCTATTCGGCATCGCCTACGAGATCCCGCAAGCCCTCGTGGACCAGGTCGAAGCCTACGGCGCCGAGGTGTTCAAGAGGATGCAGGGGTAGGGGGTGCTACACTCACCCGCGACACAGGAAATGATGGCCCTTGGGGATGTCCTCAATTCAGCCGAACCGAGGCGATTCTGGACGTATTTCGTCACCGCACCCAGCGGGCTAGTGAAGATAGGATGGTCGAGTAATCTTTACCGTCGACTCGCGGAGATTGGGCGCTGGTCTCCCGTAGACCTCAGGTTAATTGCGGCGGCATGCGAGGGGATAAGAGACATGGAACGCAAGTCGACCATTGAAGTGGACGCCCACAAGGTGTTTCGTTCCAAGCGACGACACGGGGAGTGGTTCGAGATCACACCCGATGACATCTGTGGTTTTCTGTCCACATATAACCGACTTGGTGTTCGGTCGTACCTGGTTCATGGAGTATGTTCACCGCTCGGAGACTTCTCTCGCATCGAGACACATTCCAGGGCGGCCGCCTGATGCGCCACGTCTACGCCAAGGTCGAGACCAACTTCCTGCATGACCCCCGGGTCATGGCCCTCACGGGGGGGCAATTCCGGGTCTACTTGGCCCTGTGGCTCATGGCCGTGGAGTACCGGACGGAGGTCTTGACGGTGCAGCAAAGCGACCCGGTATATGTCGCACGGCGGTCTGGTGAGAGTCTCCGAACGGTCCGGCTGGCGCTTGGCAGGTGTCTGGCAGGAGACCGGCCGCTGCTTCAGCGCGGTCTAACTGGCCGCATAACCGTATGCGGCGTAACGAAGTTGCACCCACGTCTGTTTCCCGGCTCGTGCATAGGAGAGGAGAGGAGAGAATATAAAGAAGGAGAGGAGAGAACAGGACATGAGACGGAGCCCGGCAAGGCTCCTTCGGCTTCGCTCTCAGGGGGAAATTTCCAAGAAGCTGTCGAGGCATGGGAGAAACGCTACGGTCCAGCCGACCAGCACGTCACGGATTGCCTGTTCGCGATGTTCACGCAGGGAGGGGTTGAACGCACGGTGTTTGCGATCAAGGAGTGCGCCAAGAAGAAGCGAGACACACCAATCGCATTCACCCGGAGGGTGTTCAACGACTCTAACCATCGCGACAAGCGAAGTTCTGATCTCTCGACGATCGGCAGCATCCTGAGCGAGAAACGAGTGGTGTCCTGACATGATCGACGACATGTTCTGCATTGTGGCGCTCGCGATCGTCGTGGGCGTGCTCTGCTTCATCACCGGCATCGACGTTGGACAATGGATCGGAAAGAAAGAACGGGGGCTCAAGTGATCGGTGCGGCCATTGGCGGCGCCATCGTGGCGATCGTCTCGTACTGGCTAGGCTGGTATATGCGCGGAAAGTGGGGGTGACATGATCACCATAAAGATGCCCAACCCAGATAAGCTCTTCGACGGCCTTGATAAACGATCGTTGGCGCTCGTGAAGGTCAGAGCACAGAATGCGCTCGCAGCGAAGGCAAAGACGCTGGCCAACCGAGTCACACGTGAGCGCTACACCGTGAAGGCTGATGCGCTGCGCAATGCGATGTATGTGCGTAAGGCGGTGTTCAGCGATCCAGTCGCCACGCTCGTGGTCACAGGCAGGCGCATCCCACTGTCGAAGTTCCGCATCCTTCCTGCCACACCGAATCCTAAATCACAGAGGCGCAGAGCCGGCACGAAAGTGCAAGAGGTCCGCAGTAGTCCACTCACACCAAAGCCTGGGGCATTCACTGCGCGCATGGCCAGTGGTCACGTGGGCGTGTTCTGGCGCAGCAAGGACAAGCGCATGCGCAAGAACGCCAAGCGTGCAGCACTGGTCGAGATCTCAGGACCAGATGCACCTGGCATGGTGAACTCGAAGACGGTCATGGCCAGGCTGCGCCAGCTGGTGCACGATGAGAGCGAAGTGATCTACAAGCGCGAGCTCGCGTTCGAGCTGAGTAAGGCCACAGCGACAGTGAGGATCGGTTGAACCGCGGGTCCTTCCTGAGCAATTGCAAGCGGATGGCAATGCCGCCCGGAATCTGCCTAGTTTCCAACGTCGGTATCTGGTTGTAGATGTGTGCCCTGCTTACAGTTACGGAGTACGCGAAGACGACGGGCAAGAGCCAGCAGTACGTCTCGAAGCTGATTTCCCAGGGACGGCTGACGGTTTCGCGAGGCAAGATCAACACGAAGACAGCGGACCGAGAGCTCAAGAAAAATCGCCGTGGTGGCCCACCGTCGACGGGTGGCAGGAAGGCGCGGGCGAAGAAGGGCGCCCCAAAAGGGACGCCTGGACCGAAACTCAAGGGACCGCCGAAGGACACGGAGACCATGTTCGCGGCTCAGGCCAGAAAGGCTCGCGCAGCCGCGGACCTGGAGGAGATGAAGGCCGCGAAGGAACGCGGGGAGCTGGTGGACAAGTCAACCATGGAGCGGGTGGTGTTCGTGCTGGCGCGGATGACACGGGACAATGTGCTGCGTGTGCCCTCGCGTGTTCGCTCGACGCTCGCGGCTGAGTTGGACGAGATCCAAGTCGGGGTGATCCTCGATCGTGAGCTACGGCAGGCCCTCGAGCACCTGGACGAGGGCGAGATCCGGAAGGCTTTCGCGTGAATCAGATCGCTGTCCGAATTCTCTCCCGCTGGCGCGAGGGCGTAGTCCCCGATCCGATCCTGAAAGTCTGGGAGTGGGCGGACCAATACCGGGTGCTGCCTTCGGTCGGTGGAGCGGAGCCGGGGCCCTATCGCACCGACCGCACGCCGTATCTGCGCGAGATCATGGAACGCCTGTCGCCTTACGATCCTTGCCGCGAGCTCGTGGTCATGAAGGCTTCACAGGTCGGTGCGACGGAGTGCATGGCCAACTGGATCGGGTACATTGCGCACAAGCTCCCAGCGCCGACGATCATGCTGCAGCCGACGGTGGAGGCTGCGAAGCGCTACTCGAAGCAGCGCCTGGCGCCGACGATCCGCGAGACGCCCATCCTCCGCGAGATCATCAACGACGTGAACCCCAGGGACTCGGGGAACACGATCATGGAGAAGGAATTCCCCGGCGGCATGCTCATGCTCACCGGAGCGAACTCTCCTGTCGGCCTGGCCTCGACGCCGGCGAAGAATCTCTGCCTGGATGAAGTGGATCGTTACCCGGGCGACGTGGGCGGCGAGGGAGACCCGGTCAAGATCATCACGGCGCGCACGACCACGTTCCCGGACCGAAAGATCTTCAAGACTTCCACCCCTACGATCGCCGGCGCCTCGAGGATCGAGCGGGAGTGGAAGCGATCGGACCAGCGGTACTACCACGTGCCGTGCCCCTTCTGTGGCGCTATGCAGCCGCTCAAGTTCGAGCGCCTGGCCTGGGACAAGGACGTGGACGGGAAGCATCTCCCGGAGACCACGAAGTACCTCTGCCTGCACTGTGCTACTCCGATCGACGAGAGGTACAAGACGGACATGCTGGCAGCCGGGCAGTGGGTGCCTTCAAAGCCTGAATCGAAATTGCCCGGTTATCACATCAACGGGCTGATGCGCCCGATCGGCTGGAAGGGCTGGGTGGAGATCGCCGCCGACTTTCTGGAGGCCAAGGATGACCCGCTATTGCTCCAGGTATTCGTGAATACCGAACTCGGGGAGGTGTGGGAGGAGCAGGGCGAGCGCCCTTCGAGCGAACCCCTGATGGCCAGGCGGGAGAAGTATGGACCCGAGGTTCCGATGCTCGCGGGGGTCTTGACTCTCGGCATCGACGTCCAGGACGACCGCCTCGAGCTGCTCTGGGTGGCATGGGGCGCGAAGCACGAGTCCTGGACGATGGAGTGGAAGCAGCTGCACGGAGATCCGGCCAAACTTGAGCTGTGGGACCGCCTCGAGGCAGAGATCGCCAGGCCATGGCAGCATGCCTGCGGTGAGGAGATGAAGATCGTCCTGGGGTGCATTGATACGGGCGGCCACCACACGGACGCGGCCTACCGATTCGTGCGCATGTGCCGGCAGAAGAAGATCCCGATTGCGGCGACGAAGGGATCGTCCGAACCGCTGAAGCCCCTGGTATCGCGCCCGACCACCACGAACATCGCCAGGATTCCCCTGTTCCCGGTGGGCACGATCGTCGCGAAGGACGCGGTCTATGGGCGGCTTCGCAACGAGGAGCCGGGCCCAGCGTACATGCACTTCCCGGAGACGGTGGACGAGGAGTTCTTCCGGCAGCTCACGGCCGAGAAGGTGGTGACGCGGATCAAGAACAACGTGGGTGTGCGGCACTACCTGAAGGTCTATCGCCACAACGAGGTGCTGGACATGGCCGTGCTGAACCTCGTGGCCCTGGCCATATCAAACCCGAACATCCAGAAGCGCATCGAGCATTACCAGACTGTGAAGCCGGAAGACCTGAAGCGCAAGGCTGAGGCCGTGCAGCCGAAGGTGACACCGGAACTCTCGCCCTTTGAGCAGGCGGCCGAGGGGGCCCCTCGCGCAAAGCAGATGCGTCATCCGCGGCCTCGGGGCGGCTGGGTGAATTCCTGGAGGGGATGAATGCTCTGTCCGAAATGCCGCACGCGCACGCCGGTGGATGAGACCATGCGGGATGACGAACCCATGGAACCGATCACCATCCGGATCTACTCCTGTCCGAATCCCGAGTGCGGGGCCAGATGGAAAACCGATGAACGGCTGAAGGGATACCTCCCTCCGAGCCGAAAAACCGGCGGCCCAATCGTAGATGTACGATTCGACGCCTCACGTGAGAAAATAGTTCCGTAGATGTACGATTCGAGCTCGCGAAAGTATTGACAGATTCCTGACGCCCGCCTTTTTGCCCTCGAGGGCGGGACGTGACACAACCGATTCCAACGACGGAACCGACTGAGTTCTACTCCGGCGACACAGTGCAGTGGCGTCGCGAGGACCTGTCTGCGGACTACTCAGCCGCGGACGGATGGGCACTGAAGTATTACTTCCGCGGGCCCTGCCAGCCCACCACCATCACGGCTACAGCCGACGGCGTCAACTTCGCGATCACGCTCACCGCCGCGACCACGGCTACTTGGAACGAAGAGGGGATGTACTGGTGGGGCGCCCAGGTCTCCAAGGCCGCAGAAGTCCATACTGTTGGTACCGGCCAGTGTTTCGTCAAAAAGAACTTCGCCCTGGCCGATGCGGAGTTCGATGGCCGTAGTCACGTCAAGATCACCCTGGACAATCTCGAGGGGACGATTCAGCGCCTGGCGGCTGAAGACCTCACCCAGTACGGCATTGCAACGCGCACGGCCGTGAGGCAGAGACTGACCGAACTCGTGCAGCTGCGCGATCAGTACGCCTCGAAATACAACGCTGAGCAGGATGCCCTCCTGGCCGCAGCCGGCCAGCCGAAATCTCACCAGGTCAAGGTGCAGTTCACGCGATGAATCCACTCGACTGGATCATGGGCAAGATCGGATACGGACGCAAAGCCTCAGGAGACCGCCGGCGGTCCTATGCCGCGGCGAAGACGGACCGGCTGGTCGTGGGATGGCCGACCACTCCGACGTCTGGGGACCGCGAGCTGCGTGATGCGTTGACCGAATTGCGCGCCAGGTCCCAGGACCTCTGTCGCAATAACGACTACGCCAAGAGGTTCGTCGAGCTCTGCCGCACGAATATCGTCGGGCCGCAGGGCATCTTGATGCAGAACAAGGCGACGATGGCCAAGGATCCCCTGGCGCTCGATGCGGTCGCTAACCGCGAGATCGAGGATGCCTGGGGCCGGTGGGGGCGCATCGGCAGATGCACTGCGGACGGGTGCCTGTCATGGATCGACGCTCAGGCGCTGTTTGTGTCATCGCTCGTGGTCGATGGGGAAGTCCTGATTCGCATAGTGCGGGACCGGGAAGCTCCGTTCCAGATTCAGTTCCTTGAGGCCGACCAACTCGACGTGAGCCGCAACGAAGTCCTGTCTGGCGGCAATGAGATCCGGATGGGGGTCGAAGTCTCGCCGTTCGGCAAGCCCATAGCCTATTGGATTCTGGACCGGCACCCGGGCGAGATCGGCGTATTCGGCACGGGGTCTTCAACCTCGAAGCGTGTGCCGGCCTCAGAGATCATACACCAGTTCGTAAAGACCCGCCCATCCAACACCCGTGGCGTCCCATGGATGCATACGGCAATGCTGCATTTGAAGATGCTGGGCGGCTACGAGGAGGCAGAGCTTGTCGCCGCTCGCGTTTCTGCCTGCAAGATGGGCGTCATCGAGACGGCCACGGGCGACGAGTACGGCGCGGACGCTGGGACTGAAGCCGGCACGGGTGCGAAACTTACGTCGGCAGAGCCGGGGATCTTCGACGAGCTGGCCGTGGGCCAGAAGATGTCCATGTTCGATCCCACGCATCCGGCCGGGAACTTCGACCCATTCGTGAAGTCCGTCCTGCGTGGCGTCGCGGCCGGTTTGGGCGTGTCCTACCACTCGCTATCGGGCGATCTAACCGACGTCAATTATTCCTCGATCCGCTCCGGGACACTGGAGATGCGCGATCAATGGCGGATCCTGCAGCGGTTCGTGATTGATCACTTCTGCCAGCCGGTCTTTGACGCCTGGCTCACATCGTATCTCATGGACGATGGTCGTCGCATCGGTTTGAGCGCGTATGATCGCGTTAACCGCCCCATGTGGCTCGTGCGCGGGTGGGAGTGGGTCGATCCGCTCAAGGACGTGAATGCGTCGATCGCGGCGATCAAGGCAGGGCTGACGACCCACACGATCGAGCTGTCCCGCCAGGGACTTGATTTCGAGGAGGTTCTCGATCAGCTCGCATTCGAGCGCGAACTTGCGAAATCAAAGGGGATAGATCTTGGACAAGGCATTACAGGTACAGAAGACATGGCCGGAGGATACAAGAGTGAAGCAGATCAAGAGTCAACTGCTGTCACGTGAGGCGAAGATCGAGGCCGTCCGGGCCGAAGTCAACGGCAAGGGCGAATCGTCACAGGAAGTGACGCTGTCGCTCTCATCCGAGGCTCCGGTGGATCAATGGTTCGGACGCGAAGTGCTTGTCCATAAGCCGGGTGCTGTAAGGCTCGGCCGCATGAACAATGGCGCGCCCTTGCTCTTGAACCACTCCAGCGACCAGCAGGTCGGGGCCTTCAAGCGTGGGAGCGTCAAGATCGACGAGGATGGCAAGATGCGTGGGGTGGCGCGGTTCTCGAAGACGGACCGAGCCCAGGAGATAGCGCGGGATGTTGAAGACGACATCCGCTCGTCCACCTCGATCGGGTATCGCGTGCATCGCATGGAGCGCGCCCGCGATCTCGAAGAGTACGACGAAAAGGGAAACCTGACGACGCCAGCATTCCGCGTCACGGATTGGGAGCCGCTCGAAGGTTCGATCGTCTCCGTGCCGGCCGATGGAACGGTGGGAGTCGGACGTTCAGAATGCGAAGAGTTCACAATCACGGTCATTGATCCCGAGGCCGATGTGCAACGGGACGCGATGGCAGACGAAGGGAAGAAAGACATGGAAGACAAGGATAAGGCCCCCGTGCAGGATCAGCCGAAGATCGACATCAATGCGATGCGCACGGAGATCGCGGAGGGCGAACGGAAGAGGATCGCGGACATCGATGCGATCGGCGCGAAGTTCTCGATTAAACCGGAGATCATCAAGGCGGCGAAGGACTCCGGTCTCCCCGCTGGTGACTTCGGCCGCCAGGTGATCGACTCGTGGACCCCGGAGATCATCCGCACGGTGGACCCGAAGATCGGAATGTCGCGGAGAGAGATTCAACGGTTCTCCGTGGCGAACGCCGGGCGGGCGATTCTGCTCGGTTCGTGGAAGGAGGCCGGATTCGAGAAAGAGATCTCGGACGAGGCGCGCAAGCGGCAGGTGGCGGCCGGTGGCATGGATCGCGGCCCGATGTCCTTCACGGTTCCGATGGACGTCTACGCGACGTTCGGGAAGCGCGACTACCTCGCGCAGTCCGGCGAAGGGCCCGAGCTGATCGAAACGGCACTCCGGGCCAACGAGTTCATCGAGATGCTGCGTCCATCCTCCGTCTGTATCCAGGCGGGCGCTCGGGTGCTCACGGGTCTCGTCGGCAACGTGAACTTTCCGCGGCAGACCAGCGGGACCACGTTCGGATGGGTGACGGAAGGTGCGACCACGTCGGAATCCACCGGCGCGTTCGACACCCTGTCGCTCACGCCCAGGACCGTGAACGGATTCACCGATGTTTCGCGGCAGCTGCTGCTCCAGTCCACGCCGAACGCCGAGGCGGTGATTCGCTCCGACTTCGCATTGGGCATCGGCACGGCGCTCGACATCGGTGCGCTGCGAGGTGCTGGCGCTCCGGCGCCGACCGGCATCGCTGCCACGTCCGGCATCGGTGATGTGGACTTCGGATCCGTCGGCGGCGTTCCAACCAACGCCCTGATGATCGAGTTCATCATCGACGTCGCGAATGCGAATGCTCTGAGGGGGAACCTGGCGTACATCGTGAATCCGGACACGATGGGCAAGCTGATGACCACAGAGAAGGCCACGAGTACCGGCCTTTTCATGTGGGATTCCAACCGCCCCGATCGGCCGGTGTATGGCTATCCGGCGTTCGTGACGACCAACCTGCGGAACACCCTGACGAAGTCGACCGGCTCGGCTCTGTCCGAGATGCTGTTCGGGAACTTCTCCGAGCTCTTCATCGGGACATGGGGCGGTCTCGACATCATCGTGGATCCGTACACGGCTTCGACGCTCGGAAACGTGCGGTTCGTGGGCTTCCAGTCCTGCGACGTGGGTCTCCGGCATGTCGGTTCGTTCTCGGCTTCGAACGAAGTGATCACGGCGTAGGCGTGTTGACAACCAAGACGGCCGGCGCGCTCGTGGGCGCGTCGGCCTCTCTCGGAAGGAGTAGCAAGTTGGCAATGTCCGACCTGGTAGAAGTGCTGATCAAGTCCGGCACGATTCTTGACGGGACCGCCGTCGCTCGTGGTGAACGCGTCACGGTCTCCCGTAAGATGGCCTTGATGCTGATCCAGAACGGCAAGGCGGAGTTCGCTCCCGAGGCCAACCCCGCGTCGCAGCCGCCTGAGATCCAAGAACCGGCGGTAGGCACGATGACAAAAAAGGGGAAAAAGGCCATTGGTTGACTTCTCTACCGATATCGACTCGATGTTCGCCGACTTCGCGCAGATCGTCACCTATGACAACCTGCTTCGGAAAAGCCAGATCGAGGCCGTGTTCAACAACGAGCATTTCACGGCGGATCTGCCGGAGTCCGAGGTGGGCACGAAGGAGCCGCATGTCTACGTGCGATCGAAGGACGTGGTCGGCGTGAAGAAGGGGCACCTGGTCACCATTGAGATCGACGGGGATGACGTGCTCTACAAGATCACTGGTGTGCAGCCAGATGGCGAGGGAGTGACGCGCCTGGTGCTGAGCAAGGATTGACATTATGGACCTGATCACGCTCGACTCTCTGATGGCTTACTGGGGGATCAGCATGGTGGCGCTCGGCGCCATTGTCGCCCTGGTGTTCGCCACCACGGCGATGGCCAAGCAGCACTTCGGATTGCAGGGGAAGGCAAACCTGATCGTATCGGGTGGGGCTTCTGTGGTGTGGAGCCTACTCATCGCTCTGCCGGCCGGGGCCAAACCGACCACGTGCATCGCCTACATGGTGATCGGGTTCATGGTTTCATCCGGTGGCTGGCAGGCGTTCAAGGACATCCTGGAGAAGGGCGGCGAGAAGTTCGCCGGGTTCAAGCCCGGCGGCGCCGGGGATCGGCTCATCGACAAGTGACGACATGGACGGGCCGGTGGGCTACTCAACCCGGGACCGATGCCACCCGGCTGGCCCACCCCGCCCGTTCGCCAAGGACGGACTCGGCCCAGGGAGGGGCCATTTGATGAAGAAACTTCTCACACTACTCGCGGCTCTGGCCCTCGTGGTCTGCCGCCTGGCGCCCGCGCATGCCGGATCCATGGTGGATGGAGGCATGTGGGGGCAGATCTCCTTCGCCGGCAACGTGACCGTCAATCCCACCTTCGGTTACTACCCGTCGGTCAGGGGAGAAATCGGCATAGACAGGTTTCTCTTCGCGGCCTCACTGGGCGGCGTTTTCGCAGGAGAGACGCCTGACCAGGTGGTCGGTTTGGACGGCGCCTTCAAGCTTAAGACTTTCGGGGCTGGCGACGGACATCTGCATATCTGGGTCATGGGCGGTGTCTCGTCACAGCAGGGCACGTACTCGATCACGGTAGATGGCACGCAATTCAAGGTTGGCCCGAAGGTGTTCTGGTCCTTTGACTCGAACACGACGCATAAGAGCGGCACCTCTATCTGGTTCGGGTTGCCGTTCATGACGTCCAAGGTGATTACGGCCGAATCCCTGACTCTGGAGAACGTCAAGTACCTCGCCTTTGAGGGCGGGGTGGCGTTTGAAATCTGATGGGCTTCAACCCGCTCAAGATCGTTCGCAGCCTCTTCGGCGGCGGCCCTCTGGTGAAAGCCGAGGGCATCTCGGATCAGATAGGCGACAAGCAGGCCGAGCGTCGTTTCGGGCGTGCGGCCGAGATCTTGGCTGCCCTAGTCGGACTGGCGTTTGTGATATGGGCAATCAGGGGCTGTTGAGGAACATCGGGGCTAAACTCATGAATGGCAAAACCGTTCCAGTGCTCGTCGGCCTTATCGGTCTACTTTTTGGCGCACTTGTGACTACTTTGATCTTCAGCTTCGCATTCTTCGGCGAGCTGAGGGCGACCACTACCGTGAGCGCCCGCAACGCCCAGCAGATCGACGAGATGATCCTCCTGGTGAGCGAATCGGTCCAGGCGATCAGGGACCACGTCACCGCCCCTGGCCACGCCGGGACGATGGAGCGTCTGAAGGACCAGGAAGAGCGTCTTCGCCATCTGGAGAACCGCCGGCCATGACGCTCCCAACGCTCACGGCGTCCGAGCTCAAAGGCTTCCTCTCCCGCTGGAAGATCGTGATCGGGATCATCGTGGCGGTAGCCACGGTGGCTGGCGCCGTGGGTGGCTTCGTGGCCCGTGGGATCGCCGGCGAGGCAGAAAAGAAGGCCGACGTCACGGCCCAGACGCTGCTCGAAGTCAGCAGGGCGGTCACGGCCGTCGCGCAGACTCAGCAGTCCCTGGGTGAGCGGATCGCCGAGCAGAAGGGCACGGTCAACGGCCTCCTGGCCACCCTGAATCTCGATCCGGCCAAGCTCGCGGCGCTGAAGGCCTTGCCCAGATCACCCAAGAGGATGCCGACCGACTCGACCCGGATCATGTGCGGACAAACCTGGCTGGCCGCGAACGCCAGGCTCGACACGCTCATCCTCTTCTCGATCACGGACAGCTGCAAGGTTAAGGCCTATCTGGTCTATCCGGAAACCAGGCGATGAAGCGCCTCTTGGTCTTGCTGCTGCTCTGGCCGTCGGTGGCGTGGGGCGGGGCTGTGCATTTCGTGCGGGTGGGTGGCAACGATTCTAACGATGGCCACTCGTGGGCGAATGCGTGGGCAACTACGAGCAAGGTCCAGTCCACAATCGTTGCCGGGGACACGGCCATCTTCGGAAGAGGCTTCTATTTTTCCACGCACCTTGACCCTCCCTCCGGTGGCAGCAACACGAATTGGACTGTCTACGCCTGCAGCACATGGTACACGGGCGCGACCCCGGCAGAGAAGTTGGCGGGTGAGAACTCCGCCATCTTGTGCGGTGGGGACCGCATCACTGGCTGGACGGTATATAGCGGGAACGTGTGGCAGGCTTCGTGGACACCGACCAACTGCAACGCTAACGCAAACAACACAAATTACTGCGTGACACGTGGCGGTCTTAACGACATGGAGGTTTGCATCTCCAATGGCGGGACCATCGCAAACGTTACTGCCGAGTACGACTGGGCGCACACGGGTGGGGTTTTGTATTACTACCCGCCTGCCGCTCACTCGAACCCAAACAACGACACGATCCTTGCCGCGTGTGACATAACGCTCAACCTCATCACGGCAAACGTGAACCATCTGCGCGTGTGGGGATTGGGGTTGCGTAGTTCATACGCAAAGAATGTGCTCTGGAATCAAGATCAGGGTGGCACGAACGTTGACAGTTGCTTCGTCGAGCATTGCGCCATCAGTCATGTCACTTCCCAGTACGGCGGGAATCCCGCGAACGTCGGGTCCAACAGCCATACGGCGTCTATCCAATGCAACTACAACTACGTTCGCGCCTGCTCTCTCTCTCACTCCTATGAGCTGGACGCATCCGCAGGCACAAAGACGAGATGGACCGCGATGACCTGGTACCACATGGACCGCGTTGTCGTTGAATCGTGTTT